GCCCCGAGGCCTCTGAAAAAACAGGTAAGTTGTCAGTGTCCGTTTGAATTGTCGTTTGCTCGTCCGTTTTGTTTACTTCATTTCGGCTAATTCATGCGTTTTCTTTTCAGAGGAAGACAATGGACCACCCGAAGTTGACCTTGAGAAAGGCGAAGAAGGTGCGCTTGTCGGGCCGCCACATTTCGGAGATGAGGAACCGATTCAACGAGGTGATGGAGCTCTTGGATCCGATTTGCCCGACCTGTCACAGGCGTGCAAGCGACTGCGAGATGAGTTCGTAGACATAGTGTCTGAGAATGCCAGAATAGTTTACTATTGTGGCCAAGTGGAGAAGTGTCCTTCGACTCAGAGATTGCACGTGCAAGGTTATTTTCGTTTCGATATACCTACTGCGATATCTACAGTGATTTCTCTTTTTCCTCCTAAGTGTTGCCAAGTGAGCATAGCGAATGGTAACGAGGAACAGAACATAGCGTATTGTTCGAAAGAGGATTCGTGTGTCGGAGAGTTTTTCGAGCATGGTGAGAGAGCGAAACAAGGGAAGAGAAACGACGTTGTCGTAGTGAAAGAGTTGATAGCAGCTGGTAAAGGAATGCGTACATGCATTACAGCTGTGAATTCCTATCAAGCCATGAAATGTGCCGAGTTGTGTTTGAAGTATCTTGAGCCGGGTCGAGACTTTCAGCCAGAAGTGAGATGGTATTATGGTAGCACCGGCTCTGGCAAGAGTCGCGATGCTAAGACAGAATTTCCGGATGCTTGGATGAGTGGAAAGGATCTGACTTGGTTTGAGGGTTATGATGCACACGAAGTTGTCATTTTTGACGACTTCCGTAAAGATTTTTGCACGTTTCATGTTCTTTTGCGACTTCTTGATCGGTATCCTTACCGGATTGAGAACAAGGGTGGTAGCAGGCAACTGCTTGCTAAGGTAATGATCATTACCTGTCCTTGGCACCCTGAAGTTCTTTATGAGTCTCGTTCTGGCGAAGACATTGCACAGTTAATGCGTCGCATTACTGTTCCGCCTAAGTTGTTTGGATCGATTGTGCCTCCCCCTGTTGCGCAGCATGTTGTGCAAGGGGCTGTCTCCGTCAACTTTAGAAGAAGATAAAATTATCATTAAATATTTTCTGATTTGCAGATGGCTGCTGCTCCTGAGTATGTTGCTTTGTTATCCGCATTGCATGATTCGGATACAGCTAATACGAGATGGGCGAAGCGACAAGAACAGAATAGATTGCGGGACTTACGCTTTGCCAGAAGGGGTTCCGCTGCTGCTCGCAATTTGTTGAACGATTTTGCGGATGCGAAAGAGGAAAAAGTTCCTGCATTGGTGGTAGATAGTGTGTTTGGTGACGGTGGAGGACCGCCTCCTCCTCCTGGTGGTGGCGGTATTCCACACATAGCGTTACCAAATAGGCCGCGGAATCGTCCACACCCTTATTGGAATGTGATTCCACGAGTACGTAACACCATACGTGCGTTTTCTGTAGCGAAGGGTTTGTATGATTTGGGCAAACTGTACAATCATGGTTTTGCTGATGAAAAGGGTGACAGTGCTTTACGTGAGTCTCGGATTCGGATGGCCCGAGAGGAAAGGTTAGCCGGTCACATAACACAAAACGAAGCAAGAAAGCGCATAGACGATGCGAACTTGAGGCATGCTGGCAGTAGCGTGTACAGAGTGGCTCAACGCGCTCCAGGTATAGCGTTGGGAGCTATGACTGGCAGTTACGATCCCATTAGTGCTATTGCAGATATTGCAACGGTTGCACCGAATACTTATTCGACGATCTCTTCCGGCTTGAAGTACGTGGGATCAAAGATGGGTTTTGATCCTGCTGGATTGCCGGATTACAAGTCTTATTTCGACGCATCTGCTCGTCGATTTCAGACGTCAACGCCGTATGGTGTATTAGGTGGTCACGTGCCAGTGTCCGGGCACCAGCCACGGTTTGTGAAGTGCCGAGGAGGCATTTGCTAATTTTCATTTCAGGAACAAGCATGTCTTTCAAGCGGAGCAGGACTGTGAAGGCACCTGTTGCTTCGTCTTCAACCGTGAGGTTTGAGGCAGCACAGCGTGTTATTCAACTTGTTGGACGTGAATATGTGACTCTTGTGAGCGCTGCTGTGCCTGCGAATGGTAGTTCTGTCTACAATTCAACGTCACAGTTGCTGCGTCCTACGGATACTCGTTTGTTTTCTTGGATGAGTGGAATTGCGGAGAAGTTTGAGAAGTACAAGTTTACCAAGTTGTGCTTCACATATGAGCCTCAATGTCCTACGTCTACATCAGGATCTGTTGCTATGTGGTTTGATCCTGATCCTACTCATACTGTCCCTTCTTCTTGGGGCAGTATGATCAATACTGGCGTCAATTCACATGGTGCTCCGTGGACTGGGCACAAGCTGGATATTCCGGCTCGTGTTTCGTCATCACGTGCTGAGTATTATACGAAGTCGGAGTTCCCGGACGCTAATGTTGCTAATTCGAAGCTTGTTGGATTTGCCCCTGCTACTCCGACCGATCCTTTGGAGTATTTTGCCGGCATTTATGGGTTCGCTACTCAGGATATTGGTCCTGGTGGCGCTGCTGCTGTGCAGTACCCTGTTGGCAAAGTCTATCTTGACTACGCTATTGTTCTTCAAGTGCAAGCTGTCGATCACTGGAATCTTACTTCCATGGTCAAGTTCCTACCTGTGTCTGCAGAACCGGCTGCGAATTCCGGCACTGGTTTGATTCTCAAGCAAATTGCGCCTTTTCCAGCTGCTGCTGCGGTGCAGTATTTACTTGGTTTCAATCCACTTGTTGGAGTTGCTCAGACGTTGTCGTATAGCCAAGGTGGTTCGCAGTACTTTAATTACAATCCCGGTAACAAGGTCGTAACTGTATTGAACGACGTTGATCTTGCTGTGAGTGCTGGAATCACAGCTTCAGCAATCCCCACTTCATTTGTGATTCATATCACGAGAGGTGTGAACGCAGATGTTGCTGCTGGTACTCTTTACAGCATTATTTCTGCCCCGGGCGCTCAAGCAGCTGCGATCGCTGGTGTGTGGGTTCCTCATTGGCAGTATCCTTCTGCATTGGGTACTGCATTCAATCATTATGGCCAAGTTAGGCTATATTCTGGAGATCAGATAGCCATTTATTGCGTATTTGCCGCTGCGCAGAGCATCAGCGATTCGAATTTGCATTTCACGCCTCAGCCGTTTGGTATTTCTCAGTAGGTCGAGAGACAGACTGTAAAGTATCAATCTGCAGACAGGTTGAAATGGTTGTTCCCCGGTTGTCGTCTCGTATGCGTCGGTGGCCTGGACGTTCTTCAGGTCCTCGTAGGACTATTCGTAGTACTACACTGAGGAGGCGTATGGCACCGCGTGCGATGAATGTTAGAATGTTGGCCAATGCGAACACTAGAACGAGTTTGCGCAGGGCAATGAGGCGCCCCAGTCTGACTGTTGCTGGCAGGCGTCGTTTGCAGACGGCTCTGAGGCGGAGTCTTCAGGCTGCACGTCGTCCTGGTTATCTCAGTGCTTATCGTGTGGCCATGCCATGATCAGACGGTAAGTGGTCATACTTTGACAACATGTCGAGGTATGCAGTCGCTGGTGGACGGCGTATTGGTCCGCTGACAGATGCGCAGTTTAATGAGTTCATGCGGGATTCTTTTGCGTTTCTTGATGTATGGGACAACAAGCCTGTTCGTCCTGCAGTCAAGTCAGTTGGACGGTCTTGGACAAGGCGTCATCGTCAGAAGAAGTCGTTGTACAGGAGGTTCAGACGACCCAAAGCTGGTACGTATGCTCAACGTAGTATCAGCAATCGCAGGTTCTCGGCTCGGATCAAGATGAATCATATGTTGCGTCAGTTACCCAAAAGTGCATTCAAGTTTGCACGTTTGGTGTAGAGTGTCAAATCGAAAAAAATTAAAGTTTTTTTTCCAAAAAAAAAAGTTGTTCTAAATGTTGTCCTGAGTGTTTTTTGTTTTTTTATATGGTTATGAGGTCTAATTTTTGGTTTAGAACCAGCTAAGAAAAGTAAAAGTGGAAGGGTGAACTGATGGTCATGGGTTCAACTCTCGATTTCGACAGTTTTTTTTTCGGGGTTTTCGACTTTATTATTCAAAAGGCGAACGTTTGGCATAGTATTCCATGAAAAAAAGTAATAGTGGGGTGATTTCTGAGTAGAAATACGGTCATGGGTTCGAATCCCAGGTCACCCAAAAAAAATTGTTGTATGGACGCATATGACGATTTTTATGACACTATAATAACCCTTAAACGTGCAGCCCTGCCTTACCTGGGCGTTCCAATCACGTTGCGTGGTAGCTGATCACTACCCGATTAGTAGTATTGGACGCTGTCTAGGTTAGGTTATCTTAGACGTTAAGTAAACGTTATAATACTGTCTTTTTTTGCCAAAATTTAGAGAAGTGTTAAGTATAGCAAATAAAAAGCGGGGGTCCCCTTTAGGGGGGGCGCAGCCCGGCCATGCGGCCTGAGCTAACACACGGGAAAGTCTGGGGCCTATTATTACCCCCAGACTTCCGTGTGGCACCTCTGTGTGGGCACAACGATTGGCCGTTGTGCTCCCGCCATTTCCCGCGCTGTCAGGAAAAGTGTACGAAAATTCCGGGCGCGGCAAAAAAGGGATAGGCTAGCGAATCATCAATTTTCTGCAACGAGCTTGCGAAAGTTGCAGAAAAGTGACAAACAAAAGGAGTAAGATCTCCTTCAAGATGAGCTTTGAACCGGCCCAAGGTACGTGGGATGCCATTACCTGTGATGCCCCACGTTCCGTTGGTCTCGATTCTGCTGGAGCCTCCAAGTCGCCGAGTAGTGGAGGATACGTCGAGCCTCCGTACGTTCCTACTTCACCGTCTTACTCTCCTACACCGTGTGATTCAGGAAACTACGGAACTACTCTTGGACTTGGAAAGGCTGCGTGGGTTGACGTACCCCCTAGACCCAAGCTGAGTCGTTCAGACGCACAGATATGGCCGCCGTCGTCGGACATGCCGGTGGTGGAGGAGCCCCCGACGCCGACGCACGCTCGCCAGCACGCAAGAGAGCAAGAAACGGAGCGAGAAGCCGACGTTTCTGCGTCACCTTCTTCGGTCGCCGCCCCGAGGCCTCTGAAAAAACAGGTAAGTTGTCAGTGTCCGTTTGAATTGTCGT